CATGTTCGTCGCCTCACTCAGGCAGTCGGTCGTAATGCTGCACTTGCAACTGCAGGCTTGAATTCCCTTGATTTGACGTCTGCCAATACTTCGATTGTGCTCGTAATTGAATCAACCGCGTCTGTCGGGAGTATTGCTATCACGGCCGATCTTGCATTACAGACAGGGCAGCTTCCATCCCCGGGTTTGACTTGCAGTTTCGCGCTTGAAGACAATTTCACGAATGTTGCTGGCGGTCTTGGCAATATTGTAGGCGCTGATGTGTGGGGTCTTGAAGAACCAACCCCGGGCACTGGCCTGCGTGCTGGTGGCGAGGATGGCAAGAATCTTATTCCTGAGATTGATATTAAGGTGGACAGTATTGCTGTGACGGCAATCACTAAAAAGCTTAAGGCTAAGTGGTCGCCAGAACTTGGACAGGATCTTCAAGCTTATCATAACCTTGATGCCGAGGTTGAGCTTACGAGCATTCTTTCTGAGCAAATTGCTCTTGAAATTGATCGTGAGATTCTGGAAGACCTCGTTAAGGGTGCTACTGGAGAAACTTACTACTGGAGTCGCAGACCGGGCTTATTTGTAAATAAGAATACCGGGACGACGACAGCCACTCCGACAGCCCCGCCCGACTTTACGGGTACAGTTTCTGAGTGGTATGAAACACTTCTTGAGACAGTCAATGATGTTTCGGCTCAGATTCACCGTAAGACTCTCCGAGGGGGTGCTAACTTCTTAGTTACTTCTCCTGAAGTGGCTAATGTTCTTGAGTTTACTAGTGGATTCCGCGCAAGCGTAACTGCTGATACACCCAAGGGTACTGCTGGAGCAGTTAAGGTTGGTCAGATTAGTAAGAAGTGGGATGTTTATGTTGATCCTTACTTCCTTCGTAATGTGATTCTTGTTGGACGTAAGGGCGGTAGCTTCCTTGAAAGTGGCTATGTATACGCGCCATATGTCCCACTGCAGGTCACCCCAACCATCTTTGGTACGGAAGATTTCGTACCGCGTAAGGGAGTTATGACCCGTTATGCTAAGAAGATGGTACGACCCGATATGTATGGTTTGGTTATTGTTCAAAATCTTCTAGGATAAGACAAACAATATCTAAATTTCATATTTTATCTACTCCCCACTTTCGATTTCGGTTGAAAGTGGGGTTTTTTATTTCTATTAATAAAAGCCAAATCTATTTATAAGTGGAGGATCATATTCATGGCAGTCCCAACTTTAACGCCTGCGAGTGTTGTTAGTGCTATTGTGTTACCCGTAACAGGAACTCACTCAAATGTCAATTCAACAACAAATCCGTTACCGTTTGGAATTTATTCGACCACCGCGTTTGTTTCTGGAGCAGTAGACCAAGTTGCGTATGTTTACAAGAAATTAGGAGGTGATGTATTAGATCTTGAAATAACAGAATATCAGGTGTATGCAGCCTACGAAGAATCGATTTTAGAATACTCTTATATCATCAATTCTCATCAAGCCAAAAATGTTTTATCAGATATTTTGGGCAACTCTACTGCTTCTTTTAACCAAGATGGACAAATTATTGCAGGCGATGCTTTATCGGGTTCCAACGTAGCTTTAAGATATCCAAGATTTAACTTTGAATATACTCATAGGATTGCCGATGGGATATCAACGGAAGTTAATATTGGGGGTACTGAAAATATTTATTCGGCCTCTTTTGCCGTAACTGGTGGTATCCAAGACTATGATTTACAAACTATACTTTCAAGCAGCGCCGCCGTTACAGGATTGCCATTTTATGGAGAAGTCAAAGACAATAAAGTTACTATTAGAAAAGTATATTATAGGACTCCTCGGTCTATGTGGAGATTTTATGGGTATTATGGCGGTATGAATGTTGTAGGAAACATGTCTACTTACGGGCAGTTTGCGGATGATTCTACTTTCCAGATAGTTCCTGTTTGGCAGAATAAGGCGCAAGCCATGGCCTATGAAGATGCTATTTATACTCGCATTTCACATTGGTCATATGAAATCAAAAATAATAATTTAAGATTATTTCCTGTACCAACAAATAATTATTCTCCAGAGAGCTTTTGGATTCAATTCACAGTTAAAACCGATGCATGGGTTGACGAAGCTGATTCAAAAACGGGTGCAGAGGGCATTAATAATATGAATACGATGCCTTTTGAAAATATTCCTTATATCAATATTAATAGTATTGGGAAACAGTGGATTCGCAGATTCGCCTTGGCACTTAGCAAAGAAATGTTGGGCCAGGTTAGGAGCAAGTTTGAGTCAATTCCGATTCCAAATGAGGCGGTTCGATTAAATGGTACCGCTTTAATCACGGAAGGTAAAGAAGAGCAAGATAAACTACGTGAGGAACTAAAAACGCTCCTCGACGAGCTAACTTATAATAAATTGGCTGAATCCGATGCTGAACTGATCGATTCGGCGGGTAAAGTTTTACAGCAAATTCCTGGTGCTATATTTGTGGGGTAGAAATGAATGACACAGAACAAATGGACACAACCTAATCAGCCGCCACCTCCTCTTTTTAGAGGACAAAAAGAAAGAAATCTTGTTAAACAGGTTAATGATGAACTTATTGAAAGAGTTGTTGGACAACAAGTTTTATATTATCCTATAAGTATAGAACATACAAATTTTCATGAGATATATGGCGAAGCAATTCATAAAACATTTTTGCCTCCAATTCGGGTGTATGCGCTTGTGGCATGGGGTGGATATGAAACAGAAAATACACATCTTGGTATTAATAGGAGGCCATCAGTTGTAGTACATTTTCATCATAGGCGCCTAACAGAGGATCAGGATTTATATGTTCGCGAAGGTGATTTTGTTTTATACGGACAAACATATTATGAAATTGTGGCAACAGATGAGCCAAAAGAATTATTTGGTCAGGCTGCACACCAAGTTGAAATAAGTGCTCAATGTATTAAGGCACGTCAAAGTTTGTTTGATGCGGGAGGCATAATAGGGCACCCGGCTTTTTATCCATGAGAGGAATTTTAGATGACGAGAGAGAACTTACCATATCATGTATCAACAGTTGAGACGATTGATGGCGCTTTGTGGGATCATATCAATGACATGAATGTCCATATTGTTGGGAATAAAGGGTGGAAAAAAATGCCTGTTATATGGGCGTCTGCTGAGAGATCATATCAATCAAGGCATAATAAAGATTTGAGGGACTCCGATGGTGCTATCATATTGCCGATTTTAACTATTGAAAGAACAGCAGTTGAGAAAAGTTTAAAAAGAAAGGGAGGATTTTATGGGAATGTTCCTGGCAATAATGACGGAAAAGGAGATTCAATTACTATTGGGAAAGTAATTAAACAAGACAAAACACGTAATTTCGAGAATGCTCTTTCTAAGTATCACAACGGACAATCAAATTCTCCGCGCCCTCCCAAAAAGACAGTATATCAATATGCATCTATCCCAATGCCAGTTTATTTATATATTACATATTCTGTTGTTGTGCGTACCCAATATCAACAACAAATGAACCAAGCGCTAGCACCATTTTGGACAAAAACCGGAGGTATAAATTATTTTTCAATTTCTAAAGATAGTCACCGTTTTGAGGCTTTTATTAGGGATGCATTTCGACAAGAAAATAATTTTTCTAAAATGGGTACTGACGAAAGGACAATAGAAACTAAATTTGATATTGATGTTTTGGGATATATTATTGGTGCCGATTTAAATCATGATACTCCTCGGGTTGTGGCAAGAGAGAGTATTGTAGACTTAAAATATACTAATGAAAGGTCAATTTTTGGAGATCTCCCACAAAATATCAGCCAAGCTGATTGGCAGGCATTTTGCAAAAATTTAGGAGGAGTGCCAAAAAAATCATTTAGAGTAAATGAACCCGGGGTTGGAAAAATGCCAGATGGTCCAGAACTTATTAATACGTGTGACTTGTTTCCAGACGAAGAGGATCTTTTTTGAAATTTGAAGTTAAAAATGTCAAATATAAAAAGCACTTGTTTGGAGTTTTTGACTATGTAGCACACTATTTATAGAAGAAAATTAGTATAAATATGCCCATTACTTACGATAAGAAATTAAAAGGAGAGCAATAAAATGTCAATTAAGCAATTTAAGTTTGTGTCGCCAGGAGTTTTTATTAATGAGATTGATAATTCCTTCCTTCCAAACATCACAGATCAAGTAGGCCCTGTAATTATTGGGAGAACAGAACGAGGCCCTGCATTAACACCGATTAAAGTTGAGTCTTTTTCACAATATATTAATGTTTTTGGAAATCCAATTCCTGGCGGTTTTGGCAGAGACGTTTGGCGGTATGGAAATTATACTGCTCCAACTTATGCAGCATATGCTGCGCAAGCATGGCTAAGAAATAGCACTCCTGCAACTATTGTTCGACTTTTGGGGGCTGAAGATCCAAACGCGACTGCAGCGGGCAAAGCTGGGTGGGTAACTACTAACCAATACAACGGTACCCATGGGGGTGGCGCCTATGGGTTGTTCCTTTTCCCAAGCGCCTCTAATGGAGTGATCACAGGAAATCCCCTGACAGGGACAATTGGTGCAATTTGGTACATGAACCGTGGCACCATTAGTTTAAGCGGCTCAACAGTCGTAACCCCCGGCGCCCCAGTGGCCTCTCAATCATATGGTGATAGCTATTTAGGTACTACAAATTATGGGTTTAAGGCTGTTGTTAATGATGGCGCATCTGATGTTTATTCTACTGAATTCAATTTTGATCCTTCAAGCGAAAAATTTATTCGTAAAGTTTTTAACACCAATCCAACATTGACAAATAGTAATATTGGGATTGCGGCTTCTACATCGTCTTACTGGCTTGGTGAAACTTACGAAAACTGGCTTGGGAATACAACTCAAACAGAGCACCATGTAACTTCGTCTTCTACGGCTTATTATGGCGTTATAGTGCCAATGAGAAATGCTACAACTACTTCAGATGCTGCTGACAATCAGGTACAAGTTGCACCTGCTCAAACGGATTGGATCTTTTCACAAGACCTCTCAGATCAAACGGCGTCTTTTTCTGTTAATAACATGCAGCAACTATTTAAATTTCACACGCTGAACGAAGGATTGTGGGAGCCTCAGAACCTCAAAATTGCGATTGAAGATGTTCGAGCCGGCGTTTCAACTTCAGATCCATATGGCTCTTTTACTGTTACTGTACGATCTGCAAAAGATACAGACTCAGCAATTAAATATATAGAGCGGTTTCCGGAATGCAACCTTAATCCCAATTCTGTAAATTATATTGCCAAAAAGATTGGTGATATATCAAAAACATGGAATTATGAAGAGGGTCGTTATACTGAAGTTGGTAATTACACGAATCGTTCTAAATTTGTTCGAGTTGAAATGAATGTACAAATCGAAGCCAACCAAACAAATGAAGAATATTTACCATGGGGGTTTAGAGGGCCAACAAAGTTCGCCTCATTCTGCTCGCTCAGTGGCAACGGCGAACCACGAACCTTGATCTCGGCGGGAGCTAATTATGCGGGACCGGTAACGGGCTCTCAACAGATGGCGTATCCTGGCAGCAATAGCTCGACTGCAGTTTTTATGGGATTTGGCGGTCGCAATGGCGCCGCTCAAACTTTTGTTTGGCCTGGAGTGCAACCAAGATTTAACAGTTTGAGCGCACCAGGGGCCAGCAAAGCTTATTGGGGAGCATCCACAAATGTACATAATGCTGGTGGCACCTTCGATTATAATTGGTATGAGTATGTTCGAGCACTTCCTCTTGCGTGGGCTGGTACTACTGCTCAATTTGTTGACGGAGACCCATCAGCGCCGTTAACCCGATCTTTTACTTTTACTTTAGATGATTTATCGGCGTCACACGGTAGTAATTTCGTCTCTGGACCGGGAGAAGATGTTTCAGCTCAAGTTAGTACAATGTATTGGAATGAAGGAAATCGGACAGCTGGTACTTCTTATAGAGGCACAGGAGATTATAGAGAAATATTAAAAAGAGGGTTCGACAAATTTATTGTTCCGCTCTATGGAGGTGCTGACGGTCTTGATGTTAGGGAGATGGAGCCTTTTAGAAATTCAGGGCTTACTGGCAAAAATCAAACAACCAGCTATGCTTATAATTCAATTAAAAGAGCAATTGAATCTGTTTCAGATCCAGAAGTGGTTGATTGTAATATGATCACGATGCCAGGACTTACTAATAGCGGCTTGAATACAGAGATCCTGCGGACTTGTGAATCGAGAGCCGATTCTTTGGCTATTCTTGACCTTGCAGGTGGTTACCAACCAAACACCGAAACAGTTGGTACCGAAGGATCCAGGTTGGGTACTTTGGATGCTGTAGTGACTACTCTGCGAGACATGCAGGAAAATACAAGCTATGCTTGTACTTATTATCCATGGATTCAAATTAAAGACCCACAAAATGGTGCTCAATTTTGGGCGCCTCCTTCGATTGCGGCGCTTGGCGTTATGGCAAACACCGAAAAACAAGCAGAACTTTGGTTCGCACCTGCAGGTTTTAATCGTGGTGGCTTAACAATTGGTGCAGCTGGAATTCCAGTGACGAATGTGCGTCAAAAATTAACATCAAAAGACCGCGATAAGTTGTATGAAGCAAATATTAATCCGATTGCTTCTTTCCCGAATGAGGGGCTTGTTGTCTTTGGACAAAAAACACTTCAAGTTACACCTTCCGCGCTTGATAGAATTAATGTTCGAAGACTGATGAATTATATTAAGAAAGAAATTTCAAAAATGGCTTCAAACATCTTATTCGATCAAAACATTCCAGTAACCTGGAATCGATTCTTAAGCAGAGTTAACCCCTTCTTGGCGTCTGTAAAAGCTAGGTTTGGTCTCCAAGATTTTAAGGTGGTTCTTGACGGAACAACAACTACACCAGAAATGATTGATAGAAATATCATGTATGCAAAGATATTCTTGAAGCCAACCAGGGCTATTGAATTTATTGCAATTGATTTTAATATCACGAATACTGGCGCTGCTTTTGCTGATTAAAAATAAATTGATGGGGCGAATTTAATTCGCCCCACTATTTATTGTAGAGTTTAGTTTTAAATATAAGGAGAACTAATGGAATGGCAGGCTTTTGGACAGACGTAAATATTGAACCAAAAAGACAATATCGATGGTTGGCATATATTGGAGGTATGGAACCGTGGCTTTGTAAAAAAATGGGTAAGCCAAAAGTGGTAATTGGAGAAACAGAACATAAGTTTCTCAATCACAGCTTCTTTTATCCGGGTCGTGCGGTTTGGGATCCTATACAAATGACGTTAGCAGATCCTGTCACTCCCAATGCTGCTGGTATCTTTTTTGGAAAGTTGATGGCTTCTGGTTATAAAGCACCTGTCAATTTTAGTCAAGCGGTTTCTACAATTTCTAAGGCCAAATCTTCTGTTGGTCTTGGGAATGTTCAAATTGTTCAACTTGGTTCTCGTGCTAGTAGCGATGCGAATAGTGATCCCATTGAAACATGGACTCTTAATAATTGTTGGGTAAAAGATATTGCTTGGGGCGAATTAGATTACGGCGCGGAGGAAATGGTTGATTTGACGGTTACGTTGCGATACGATTATGCTACATATACAGCAGGAGTATCAGCTACGGCCGCAGCGCTGGGCCAGGATGGTGCGGGACTCCCAGCGGCAGACCAGCTTCCCGGTGCTGGCGGTACGTTCAACCCTTAAGCCAATTTATAGGAGAAAAAATAGGTGATTTATGTCGATTCGAAATAATGAAGAAAGATTTGGTGCTAAATATCAGAATATTGACCCCCCCCTACCACAAGCGAAGAAACAAATAGAGACAAGCGAAGAAGAAAAAGAGGAAATTCCTTCTCTTTCTTTTTCGCTTCCAACCGAATTTGTTGATCTTCCATCAAAAGGAGATTTTTATCCCGAAGGACACCCTCTACATCAGCAAGATACACTTGAAATTCGTTACATGACGGCGAGAGATGAAGATATTTTAACTTCTAAGTCTCTTTTAAAAAAGGGTGTTGCAATTGATAGATTTTTACAGAATATTATTGTGAACAAACAAGTTAAAATTGATGGTCTCCTAACGGGTGACAAGAACGCTTTGGTTATTGCCGCAAGAATTACGGGGTACGGTTCAGAATATAAAACAAAAATCACATGTCCTGCGTGTGGTGAACGTTCAGATAATAGTTATGATTTAGAATTAGCAACTCGTACCGGTGTTGAATGTCCAGAAGGAGTTGAAAGAACACCTCGTGGAACATTTTTAATGACGGCTCCCAAGACAAAAGCCAAAGTAGAATTAAGATTGTTGACAAGTACAGATGAAAAAACGATTTTGAGAATGATGAAAAAAAAGCAAAAGAATAAAATTCCAGAATCTCCGTTAACCGATCAACTTCGGTTAGCGATAAGTTCTGTCAGTGGGAGAGAAGAACCACACTTGATTAATTCATTTATTGCTTCATTGCCAGCATTTGACGCTCGTTACTTGCGCGATGTTTATTCTCATTTGATGCCAAATGTTGAACTGAGAGAGGAGTTTGCATGTCCAACCTGCGGAACTGAGCAGGAATTGGAGGTACCGCTTACCCCTGACTTTTTTTGGCCTAAATGATAAATATATTGAAACTGTTTATGAACAATTTTTTATTTTAAAATATCACGGTGGTTGGAGTTTCATTGAAGCTTATAACCTTCCTATAAAAATTCGGCTATGGTTCTTGCAACGCCTTGCAAAACAAAAAGAAACAGAAAATGAGCAAATGGAAGAAGCTCAACGTAATTCTAAGTCGAAAAGATAATTTGAACATTCTTTTCTTATTTCCTTATAATAACTATTTATAATGAGTAACTGTGCTTCGTGGAGGAAAGCAAAATGGATAAAAATATTCAAGAAAAAATCGTGCCCATCGTGATTGATTTGAGTAGGAAGTCACGCAATGAGCTTTCCGAAGGTGTATCTTTAAGTCAGCTTGGTGGTTGGATAGAAATAATACTTGGTAGAATGTTTGGTGGTCCAAGAGTCCCCGTGACTGTTCGTGGCAAGCCAGGAGAAGTTAAAGCATTCGCCAACACCCTTCAAAAGGAAAAAAGATATATTGAAGCTTTTAATAAATTTGGATTAGATAATCCGCGAACACATGCTTCAAAATCTAGATTGAGAACAGCCGTTTCTAAATTTGAGAGAACAACAGGTTTGAAATGGCCGTTTAAATAGAGGAATTTTTAGCCAATGGCACCACGAACCCCGGAACAAATCGCAGCGCAAGCTTTAAAAGACTATGCTGCTTTGCAGTTAAAAATAGCTGCGCAGAAAGATTTAGATATCATCGCCGCTGAGAAGCTTGCCGAGCAGCAAGATAGGGTCACCGCTGGCTTAGAAAACGAATTGTCTCTACGTGAAAAGGCGCTTTTGTCGGCAGAAACAGCCAGCGACGAAGCAGCGAAACGCCTGCAAGTAGCCCAAGACACCGCTGAAACACTACAACATCATATTGATCTTTTATTAGTAGCAGAGGAGAGTGTTGGACGCCTGGAACCGGCCGAAGTCACCAGGATGTTGCAACTCCAGACCGCTCTTGCTGCGCAAGAAGCGCTTGTTGGTACGATTAAAGCTGAAAACACGGCCAGAGCCCAAACCCTCAAGTTAGCAGATGACGCAAATATACGCTTTGAGGGCATGAAAGATTCTATAGATCTTGGTCTTAAAGCTACTATTGGTTTTAATTCGAAATGGAAAGAAAATACATTTATTGGAAAAATGTATGCGGCGAAACAAGCCGGTACCGATTATTCCACACAACTTTCCGAAATGGGGGAAGCCTTACAAGAAGTGGCCACCGGGGAAGCTATGATGGGCACAATGATTACTCATGTGGTAGAACAAACATTTCAGATGAATATGCAAATTGATCAATCTACTGCGGAATTTAATCAAGCTACTGGCGCTGCTGGTGAATTTGATGATGTTCTCATCGAGGTTGCCGGAGATGCTTATCAGTTTGGGCTGGCTATGAAAGAAGCAATGGAGGCAGTCGCGGGGTTACATGAACATATGACAGCGTGGTCTGGCTTAATAGACTCGGCCAAAGGCGAAGCCTCTCTCCTTGGCGGTGCCCTGACAAAAATAGGTGTTAATGCCGGAGACGCAGCAGAGGTATTAGAAACCGGCATGCGAGGATTCGGAAAAAGTTTTGGGGACTCAAAACAAATGGTGCTGGACTTACATGCCTTGTCCAAAAAAATAAAAGTTCCAATTGGTCAAGTATTCGCTGATTTTAATCTGGCGATGAAAGAATTAGGGAAATATGGTCCTGATGGCGTTAAAATTTTCCATCAATTAGCTGCGCAAGCAAAAGCGACGGGCGTGGAGATGGAAACACTGTTGGGCATTGCTGGCAAATTTGATACACTTGAGGGGGCTGCTGAAGCAGCATCGCAATTAAATGCAATTTTTGGCACCATGATCAACCCCATGGAAATGTTGGGCAAAAATGAAGCTGAAAGAATATTATTAATAAAACAAAGAATCGCTGCCGAGGGCAAAGCTTGGAAAAGCATGGATAATTTAGAAAGGCAAGCGGTTGGTGTTGCGCTGGGCATAAGCGACATGAATGAATTGAACAAAGCATTCGGGAGTAGCCTTAGTGTCTACGAGGATGCCACAAAAAGTGTGAATGGTGTTTCCGGGTCCATGGATGAGCTTCAAGATGATATGTCTGCAAGTTTGAGCCTGACGGAAAAATTCAATATATTATTAGAAAAATTTGCGGTAATTCTCGACCCAATAATTTTGCTTCTTCATGGAATTCTTAATGTTTTTCTTGGTGGCGTAGCATTAATTGATAATTTTGGGAAAGGTGTTGAAAATCTTACTGGTAATTTTTTATATTTAGGAGATATCATTCAGTGGTTGTCGGGGCCGGCAGGAATATGGCTTGTATATAAAGCCTTTGCGGCACTTTTTGGCCTGCTTACAGGAGCCACTACAGTAACGACCATTTTTACTTCTATTACCGGAGCCATCACTAGCGCCTGGGGTTTTCTTACGGGGCTATTTGCGTCAGGGGGCGTAATTTCTACCTTCTTCACCTCGGTTGGGGGGTTGCTTACAGCCCTTGCGACGATGCTTGGGGTCACAGTTGGCGTGTTACTCGGCTGGATTGCTGCCATTGTTGCAGTGATCGCTCTTATTGTTGTTTTTTGGGACGATATTATGGATTTCTTTGCCAATTTATTTAGTGATTTTGGAGATTGGCTTACGGGCATGTTTAGTGATTTTGGGCATTTTTTAACAGGCTTGCTTGATATAGCGTTTTTCCCTATTTTCTTGCTCTGGAATATTATAGCAGGAGTACTCAACGGATTAATTGCATTAATTAATAAGATACCCGGAGTGGATATAGCATGGCGCGTTCCGTATATGCCTTCTATTACGTCTATGATATATGGTCATCAAGAGGGTATTGACAATCGTGCAGCTGATGGGCGTCCATTTATAGCGGGGGAGGGTGGTCCAGCTGCCAAGCCAGAAATGATTGTTAGTGGTCCCGGGCCAACAAACGTAATAAGCAATGAACGCATAAGCTCTATTATGACTTTGGCACAGACGAATGCCAGGGCTGCACCACTTGAAGGTATGTCGGCTTATACTAACGCAGTTGAAAAAAATACAGAAGCTATCGAGCAATTGGCCAATAGCCAAAACGAACGCGGGGATCGCACACCGCAAGGCGCCCAAGGTGGCGATACAGACCGCACAATTGTTGTTCAGGTGGGACAAGATGAGCTTGCACGAGTGGTTACAAAGGCCCTGAACCATCAGAACTGGGAATTAGCTTAGTTAATTATATAAGGAGTGGCAAAAAAAAATGGCATCGGTTAATGAGGCGGTATATGATGATGGCAGCGCTGGATATGCAAACCATCATGGATTATATATTAAATTTCTTGGAGTATCAACTGGCCACGAAGTACGATTTAAGGGTTTTATTGTAGACCATAAAGATAGTTTTGAATCTAAGTGGAATGAGGAACAAGTTTATGGCCGGAATGACCCCATCACCACTTTCCAGTCCATCAAGAGAAGCCTGAGTTTTAAACTCGAAGTGCCATCTGGAAGTCACATCGAAGCAAGGAAAAACTTCAAGAGCCTTTCGCGGCTGATTGCTCTTCTGTATCCAGGATATTCTTCTGGCGCGGGTGCTAATGTTATTTCTACTGCTCCACTTTTTAAAGTTAAATTTTCTAATTGGGTGGGGGAAGGAAAAGGAGGCGGTGTTAAAAGTAGTGGTCTTCTTGGTGCTATGAGGGGATTTTCTTTTAGCCCTGATTTAAATGCTGGCGTTTGGGATGCTGCTGGGAGTACACTTCCCAAAACTTTTACGGTTACTTGTGATATGACCGTTTTACACACAGAATCGTTAGGTTGGCGTGGCTCTGGTTGGCGCGGATGGAGATCTTTTCCGTATGGGGTGGGCACATTGCAGAAGCCCGAGCCATTACCTCCAGCCCCAGCAGCAGCGCCCGAACAGGTGGAAGGTGCAGTTACTGACGACCTTCTTGGGAATCCGCTTGAGGGGGGCGAGTTTGGCGATTGGACGCAAATAGGATGGCTGCCTGGTTCAACCGCTGGCACTCCAGAAAACCCAGTTGCAGATCTACCTGTTCCAGAAGGCGCCCCAACAATGATGCCTAGCCCTGACGAGATGCCGGATTGGTAAAGGGTTATAAGCCCAAAAGGAGAATATTATAAATTATGGCTTCGCGGTTTAATAATAGAAAAATTACTAGAAATAGTAATACACTTTACGAGAAATTTTTGGAAGATAGAAATGTTAATTATTTTAGGCATTATAGAACTCCAGTTTTTTCTTATCCCACCACCGAGCAGACTCGAAGGCTTCAAAGAATAGGACATGTGTGGACAGTTGGAGACAAATATTATAAATTAGCATATACCCACTATGGAGATTCAAGGTATTGGTGGGTAATTGCCTGGTTTAACCAAAAACCTACTGAAACACACGTCTCTTTGGGAGATATGATATTTATTCCACAGCCATTGCATACAATTTTGAGCTTTTTTAAGGTGTAAATAAAAAATGGTTAAAAAGAATATCCAAGGAATTATTAAATAATGATTACTGAGCTAGTATTTGGCAGTAGTGATATAGTAATGGCGATTGCACCCATTGTTGTCATTGGTATTGCTGCAGCAGCTGGGCTTCTCGCAGAAGCAGCGGCGCCATTTTTTTCACCTGGCGACGAGCCACCAGTTTCTGGAGATGAGCGATTCACCGAACAATGTTATTTGTTGTGGAACCACTTGCATTTTTTTGCAAATAACATAAACGCAAAATACCGAAATTTTGCAATCATAACAGGAGAGCCTACTGAAATCATCAATCGCCTTTATGCGAAACCGGATGTTGAAAGACTTTTTAATCTAAAACCCTATGAGGCATCAGCGCTGGTGCCAAAAATTCGTATATTCAAACAGACTTTTGAAGATGAAGAAATGAATACGGCCAAAGGCACCAGTGAAGTGATTTTTAGTGACCACACCAGCAAACAATCAATTGAAAATATGACAAAAAGTAAAGCTGGTCGCGGCGATGGCATCGGAATCAAAAGTCTTGATTTTGAACTCATAGGAGGAAGCCAACGTGGTGGTGCTGCGCTTATAAAAAGAGGGTACACAAAAGTTACTTTGAAATTTATGTTCCAAAACATTGAAATGCTCGTTGAAAGACCACCGGGCAACAGCGGGGCGGCTTTGATTGATTTAATTACCTATCCTTTAACAGAGGGGCAAAAGAAGAAAGCCAAGCCGTGTGTAGAAGACAGCAATATAGATCCTAATACAATTTGGGAACCGAATATGTTTACTTTAAAATTGGTTTATGGATGGGCGATTCCTCATGGAGGTCTTCTTTCTTCGAGTATTAAAGATGTTTTGAGGAAATCATCAACTTCATTAAAGCTTACTTTATCAAGGCATTCTTTAGATTTTAAAAATGATGGGACTGTCGAACTGATGACAGAATATGCTGGTTATGGTGACACCATCATGGATGATCCCTCTTCTGACATTTTGTGGCTCGGAGCAGAACGCGCTGCAAAACGTGAGGGGGTAAAAAAGAAACACGATACCGCGCAACAACAGTTAGAAGAGGCCAGAAACGAACTCGAAAAAGCAAAAAGCGAAGGCGATGATGATAAGGTAGAAGAAATTACAAAAAAGATTGAAGGCATTTGGAATAGGGTCGGAGAAACTGATTTGGAGGATGAGGCCGAAGAGGCGCGAGAAGAGTGGGAAAAGCACGATAGAGAAGACAAAGTTGTGATGTACCAGAGATTTTTATCATCGCTTGAAAAAAGTGGTAAAATATATTTTTTTGATTTAACTAAAGACCAAATTAAAGCATATCAAGAAGAGGTCAGAACCACAGTGGCTAACCGAGCAAAAGCTCCTGCTGGACAGAAGGCCCTACGTTCAGCACCAAAAATATTGGACGCTTCAAAACTCACACCTGCGGACAAAATAAAGTTTGAAAAAGAAGTTGCGGATGGGAATGGAACAACCAACCCGCCTCCTTCAAAGGCTGTGGGTGATGCTGAAGATGATACTCCGATAGGTGAGCTTATAGAAGAAATCGGGGATGAAGTGCCGGAGGAATTTTGGTCAGGCAATAAAGATGAAGAAGTCGCAGAAGATATGAAACAATTCGCCAAGGAAAATTTGACCAGTACATCTAAAAAGCCGGAAGATACACGAATTAATTACATATACTATGGTGATTTATTAGACATTGCTTTTGAGGTTTTGAATTCTCCCGAGAACCCATCAAATAACTCAATAAAAGCACTTCTTGGACCCATTTCTTTTAATGATCCCAAAACGGGACAAACAAAAATTATTAATTTAGCAGATATTGCAATTTCATTAAATAAATTTTTAGAATGGTGGACAAACACTGTCGTTGGTGCATTGAGGTCGGAATTTTTGTTGGCAGATTTTGTTCGTGGCACCATTAAAGATGTAATACATTCAGCTCTTGGTGAGGGATGTTTTGAAAATGCGGGGTTAGCGTGGCCAGAACCAAAAGTGTCAATTCAGCCGTTAAACATTCCAGGCACCGGCCCAGGTGGTACCGAACCAAGAATTCCACTGGGGGGAAGAATTAATGTAGAAACGCTCACAAGAGGCGATTATGCTATCCCGCCTGGTGAGGATTATGATATGAACGCTATGGATACTTACATGTATATATACGCCTATTCGTGGTCCGCAATGGATTTGGTAGGCGATCCTATTGCAGATGCAAAAAGAGGTATTTATCATCTTTATATTGGCTCTGATCGCGGATTAACAAAAAGCATGAAATTCGGTAGAATTGATAATGCCAAACTTGCGGCTTCTAGGGCTATCAATGCAAAGTGTGATTTGCGGCACCTGAGAGAGCAATTTAAAGTGACAGTCGAGATGGTTGGTAATTCTATTTTTCAACCAGGGCAATTTATTTTTATCAACCCTTCGATGATGGGAGTAGGAGACCCAAAAATGCGTGCACGAGTTACAGACTCATTAGGACTCGGAGGTTATTATCTTATCAATAAAGTATCTGGCAATATAAATGTGGGGGGAAGTTATGTGACAACGTTAGAAGCTATTAGAGCGGACATATCAACGGGGCGAACCTCTACTCACAGCGGCGCCCCTGAAGCGGAACCAGAAACCAAAGTTGATGCGGCATTACCCGCCACTACAGGATAGGGAATTTTTTAAGCAATGAAACAAAGAACACTTATACCAGAAAATATTTATACGGCACAAGCTCAGAACGGACTTAATTCTATCGCGGCTTATCGATTCAGAAAATTTTATAAAGATAATTTTTTGTTGTTAGAAGACCACAAAGCTCTGATTGATCTGTGGTATGAGAAACCTTTTTTTGGGAAAGTCAATTCATTGGGGGAGGTTATTTATTTATCCGAAACTAATTTAAAACCTTTACAGAATAAAGGCGCCAGCACTTTATTGGCAGTTGATTTTGTGGCAGATGCTTTTACTGATTTACAAAATCATTTTCAAAGGGCCGTATTACAGAAAAAAATAAAAATAAATAGCAGCTACGTTAATGTAGAACCCAAAACTGGATGGATGAGTATTAATAAAATTTACCATAATTATTTAACTGCACTTTATGATGCGTTCACTAAAAATTATTTACTTGGTCGTGGTGTGGATAAAAGAATTAGAAATTTTAATGATTTTGTTACTCTTTTTATTACCTTTATGAGAGATCTGGGGGGGAACTTGCCTTTTACCAGGACGGGTTTCATTTTTTCTAAGCGCTGTTCAAACCAAATTAGTGGTCTAATGATCGACCTGTTTAAAGGGGGCCACTCTACTGATCTTTTAAAAGTAGAGAAATTTATTAAAGATGATAATTTTATATTTTTCCGTGAATCCGCTAAAAATTTTGGGTTCATGGTGGACAGGAATGCGCCATGGCGCCTTATAGCAGATTTATCTTCTCCAAAGATGCGTGAATATATGCTTCGATATGGACAGTGGGAAAACACAGATGAAATGATAGATGAATACTATTATAAATCTTATTCGTTAGATATTGATATTATAAAATCATATATGATGAGCTTTTATAACTCTTATGTGTCAGCGCGCCCCTTCACAAGTTGTTACGTGACAATTCATGGAGTTCAAGATGCCGGCGGTCATGGGACTAAAGCAAAAACAGGGATTAATAGGGTTAATAGGCAGCCAATTACTAACGAACAATTAGATCATTTTTATGGTCCCATTTTTTGGTTAAAAATTTACTTGACACTCCGAGTACACGAGAGTAGAATAAAATGGAAAGAAAATGAATTTAAAAATGAGTTAAATAAAGTAATTAAATATTATAAAATGTTTGACTTTGGGGCGGCAATAGGGTATATTAATAACTTAACAGTTAATGAAATAAAACTTGAAGTAGCAAAAATGAACGCAAGGATGAGTGGGGATGGTAAACGAGCCATAGCGATTCAAGATGCACAAGATAAGAATTTTCAAGATTTCATAAACAAAGCAAAAAACAAGGGCGCATCACCGCCTAACTATGGGACAGCAGCAGTAGATGCAATTTCAGGTTTTTATAAAAAATTCAAAAAGGGGGGAGTACCAAATATATATCAACCAAACATTGGTTGACGAGGTTATCCCAAATTTGTCTCATACATGGTGCTACCATCCTATCTTAAAAAACAAAAAAATAGAATATGCTAATTTATATTGTGAAGGAAAAAATCTCGATGAAATGTGCCCTTCACACTTACAATATGAGTGGAAAAATAAAAGCGATCATTTAAAGGCTTTTTATCGTTCATGCTTCGAAGCCAAAATTGATTTGGGCGAACACTCTTTTTATGATTTGGTACCTAAAAAAGTTTTGATGGATTATCTTGAAATAAAAAATCAAATTACTCAATATATTTTTGAGACAGGCGAAAGGCCACAAAATTATAATTTTTTGTTAGAAGTAACTAAAGTGGTGGAAGATATAAAGGAGCAAAAATTAAATATTGATTTTTCTGCTTTGAAAGAACGTTTGGCAGAATTCAAAGTGCGACAATTTTATAAAAAGATTGCTAAAGTTTCTCCATTTGTCTCATATAATATTTTTGGCACCAAAACGGGGAGATTGACCACAAACAGAGGAAGCTTTCCTATCCTGACAATGGATAAGAATTATCGTTCTATTATAAAACCACGGAATGATTTTTTTCTTGAGCTAGATTTTAATGCAGCTGAAATAAGAACTTTGTTAGCGCTAAGTGGTGAAGAACAACCAAAAGAGGACATTCACGAATGGAATGCCAAGAATGTTTATCGGGATTTGCAAACGAGAGAAGAGGCGAAGAAAAGAATATTTGCTTGGCTTTATAACCCTGCATCAAAAGACTATTTATCTTCCAGAGTTTATGATAGAGAAGGGGTGGTACAAAAGTACTACAATGAAGGCCAGGTGAAGACCTTTTGTAACAGAGTCATCCCTGCCGACGATCATCATGCATTGAATTATATTATTCAAAGTACAGCAAGCGATTTGTTTTTAGATAGGATGATTGCTGTGCACAAATATTTATCAGATAAAAAATCCTTTATTTCGTTTTCAATACATGATAGTCTAGTGATTGATTTTGCGGAGAGCGAACGCGATTTGATTTTCGAGGTTGCTCAAATTTTTTCGCGGACAAAAATTTCAGATTTTTTAACTAATGTTGCTGTGGGGAAAAACTACGGAGAGATGAAAGTATGCAAACTATAATTGGTTTAGGGCAAGCGGGCTTTAATATAGCTCAAGGATTTTCAGAATATCCACAATATAACATTTATACAATTGATTCTGAAATGCGCGAGACGCCTAATCATTTTCTTTTTCCCAAATGTCGCACACATGAGAAATATGAAGCGCAAACACCGGATATGACGAAATATTTTAGTGATATTGCCGATGGTGAAGAAATATTATTTATTATAGGAGGGTCTGGTACTATTAGCGGCGCCTCTTTGGCTATTATGGAACAATTAAAAAGGTGCAAAATACACATTCTTTATATTAAGCCCGAGGTCTCGCTGATTAGTGGGAAAAGATACATGCAAAATCGAATTACGTATAATATACTTCAGGAATACGCACGATCTAATGTTTTTGAAAGTATTATTTTAGTTGATAATGCCAAATTGGACAAAATAGCGGGAGGAGCCCCTGTAATAGGCTATTATGACGAATTAAATAAAATATTAATTTCTGCCATTCATATGATAAATATTTTTAATCATTCTGAGCCTGTTATGAATACCAATGCTACACCGCTGGAAATGACTAAAATTACTACGTTTGGTGTCTTAGACATAGAAAAAAATGAAGAAAATTTA